AAGTTGTGCGAGTTTATTACTTGAAGGACAGAGAACGAACGTAATTAATTATTCTAATGATTATACGCAATGGAGTAACACACAATTCACAATAAATGGCAATTCGGTTACAAGCCCTGAAGGCATTACAAATGGAACTAAAATAGTACCGTCAACATCGAATACAGAAAAATATTTAGATAAAGGAGGGTTTTCAAGAACAAGCGGTCAATACATAACGCATACAGTTTATGCAAAAGCAAGTGGGTATAATTTTTTATATCTTAGCAATTCAGCATCAAGGCTATATGCAGTATATGATTTACAACAAGGGTTGGTAATTTATAACAATTCAAACGGAACTGACTTCAACAACCATAGTGCATCAATAGAATTGTTTGGGAATGGTTGGTATAGGTGTAAATTAATTGGTCAAGCTCAAAGTTCTGTAGCAAGTTATTTTAGAATTTCTTGTGGTATAACTGCAATGAATTCAAGTACTCAAGGCTTTTTTCAAGGTGATGGAACAAGTGGGATAGAGGTATATGGTTCGCAAGTTGAGTTAAACGCATCCTACGCAACATCCTACATCCCAACAAGCGGAAGCACAGTAACTCGCACAGCCGATGTCTGCGACAATGCAGGAACTTCAGCGACATTTTCTGACTCGGAAGGGGTAATATTTGCCGAGATAGCAGCGTTGGCGGATGATTCGACTTATAGACAAATCAGTCTTTCCGATGGAACTGCTACCAATAGAATATCTTTATTTTATCAAAATACGAGCAATCAAATAGCGGTTGAAAGTGCAGGAAGTGGGACTAATTTAGGCATATATAATCAAAACCTAACGATAACTAATTCAAATAAAATTGCAGTTAAATATAAAGTAAATGATTGTGCATTATGGATTAATGGCGTTGAGGTTGCAACTGACACTTCTTTTGCTGCGTTTTCGAGTGGAACGTTTACAGAATTATCATTTGATAAAGGTGATGGTTCACTTGATTTCTACGGCAAATGCAAACAATTAATGGTCTTTGATGAGGCATTAAGTGATAGCGAATTAGCAGAATTAACAACATTATGATTTTTAAGAAATACGAATTTACAGATAAAGCAGCTTGGCAGACAGCCAAAAAAAGTATTACAACTACTGATGCAGAAGGTAATGTTTCGTATACATCTGATGTAAATGCTGTAGCAGAGATAGGGTACATATGCTATGCCTACGATGATGAAGGAAACTGCGAGAACCTAAGTACGCTATGGAGTGTAGATATACTATGGAACACGGACTCTGATAAGTTTTCAAGTGAAGCTGTATATCCTAGTCCTGATGATGTTGTACATACATTCGCAGGAGATAATAATTTATGGGTTAAGACATACTGTACTCAGTATCCTGAGTATTGTGAAACGCCTGAAGAAGAATAACGATGAAGATAACTCTAAGTAGCATATTGAAAAGTTTATATTTATTTTTTGCACCGGTTGGTGGATTGCTACTTGTAGTAGGTCTATCTACAATTTTAGATACAGCATTTGGAATAGCTAGAGCTAAGAAGGAAAAGAAGCCTGTAACTAGTAAAGATTTTAGAAAGGGATATGTTCCTAAGACTATAGGGTACTTAGGTGTTGTTATCTTAGTATTCCTTTTAGATACGTTAATATTAAACGAATTAATAAAAAGTATTTTAGATTTTGATTTCTTTTCAACTAAAATAGTATCTTTGGTCCTCATTCTAAATGAGGTAAAATCAATGGATGAGTCTTGGGTAGTTTTAAAAGGCTACTCTTTTATAGATAAGTTCAAAGAGTCAATTACACAAATCAAAGATATTAAGAAAGAAATCAAATGAGAGACATAGACAGAATCATTGTGCATTGCACAGCTACCCCTGAAGGCAGAGACGTAAGCGTAGGAGAAGTAAGAACTTGGCATCTAGCTAGAAACTTCTCAGATGTAGGATACCATTACCTCATAACATTGAACGGAACGGTTGAGGTAGGTAGACCCGAATCAAAGGTAGGTGCTCACACTAGAGGACACAACAAAGATAGCATAGGAATCGCATATGCGGGAGGAATGGATAAGTCTTATAAGAATCCTAAAGACACAAGAACACACGCACAGAAAGAAGCCTTAATATGGCTTATAGATGAACTAAAGAAAAGATATCCGGGCAGCACCGTTCACGGTCACAATGAATATTCTTCAAAGGCTTGCCCAAGTTTCGATGTATCTAAAGAAGGATACTAAGTATAGCAAAAATAGTAGTGTATATGGCAACCTTTCTAGTCCTTTTAAGTTTACTGTCTTTCTTTTTGTTTTCAGACAGTAAATAAATATTACTGTCTCCTACGTCTTTTAAGACCTTTTCACAGGACTTTAAGTTATTTTCGGCAATATTTACTAACTCATATAGTTTAGCTTCCTTAGAAGAGCTTATAATAGCTTGCTCCATTAGGCTATCTTTTTGTATTAGCTCAACGTATATATTATCCATCTGCTCAAGAGTGATGGCAACCAATGTATCTCCCTTGTTATCTATTAATGCGACTTGTGAATAACTCAATACGTTCAGAAGAAGGGAGTAGGTGATAATTACTAACTTTTGTTTCATAATATAATTTAATTGTATCTCTTTTAAAATCCAAGCTATCTATAGACATATATACCGTATCGGTAGATATAATATTGTGTTTAGGTGATATAATCTTGTTCTCTGTTTTTTTAACAAACAATAGATTAGTTATAATAACTGTAGCTATAAACGAATATAAAGCTATAAAAATAATTACTTGTGGACTCTTCATACTGCAAAGATAAAAAAGTTTTATATTTGTAAAAAATATAATCAAATGAAAGAATTAACTAAAGAGGAGCTAGAGCTATTGCAAGGATTGGTAACAGAGTATAACAATGTTAAAATCAGAATAGCTGACACCTTCATTGCACAGGATGCTTTATTAAAAGAGATAGAGTCAATGAAAGCTGCTTACATTAAGGAAGAGAAAAAATTATTAGAAAAATACGGAGATGATGCAGTCATTAACGTGCAAACAGGAAAAGTAACAAATGGCGATAATTAGTACATACCCAATATCAGGTCAAGTTAATCTAACGGATATAGTAATAGGTTCTGACGAACAAGATGCAAACAAGACTAAAAACTATACAGTAGAATCAATACTTGCATTATTAGCTCAATCAACAGTAACCCTTCCTGTACACGCAACTAATGCTGCTGCTGTATCGGCAGGACTAGCAGTAGGTAGGCTATATAGAAACGCAGGAGACGGAACAAGCTCTAGCGTCGTGTGCGTGGTTTATTAATGAATATTATTAGAAAGATATCTATTGGACCTGACTATAAGTCGGGTGCTATGCATTACATAACAGGTCAATCTGTTTTGAATGGTACGCATACTATTCATTTAATTAAATTTAATAAAGAAAAAAAATCAATAGAGATATGGATACAGTCCGGGCAAGAAGTATTTGTTTGGAAAGAGTTTAATGAAACCGTACCCGTATCTATTGAATACAACATAAACTTTTAATGAAATCACCGTTTTACTTTATAGTAAAGCCATTAAAAGGAAGACGATACAACAACACAAGAGAGATAGGAGGAATAGAGTTTGTTGTTAGTACATCTGAAGAAGACCATATGTTTTCAAACAGATATGCTGAAGTTGTCGAGCTTCCAATCGGCTACACAGGGGGAGTCAAGGTAGGAGACACCTTACTCGTACATCACAATGTATTTAAGTTTTATAATGATATGAAGGGTAGGCAAAAAAGCGGAAGAAGCTTTTTTAAGGATGATCTATTTTTTGTAGACAACGAGCAGTTCTTTATGTATAAGAATGATAAGGGTTGGAACGCACACGATAGATATTGTTTTGTAGAGCCTATCAAAAAAGAGGATTCTGTTATATATAAGAATAGTGTAGAAGAGCCGTTAGTAGGTATAATGAAATATCCTAACGAGTATCTGACATCTATGGGATTGAATCCCGGGGATAGAATTAGCTTTACTCCTGATAGCGAGTATGAGTTTACGGTTGATGATGAAAAGCTATATAGAGTATACGACCATCAAATAACAATGAGCCTATGAACGTAAAGGAAACAAAGAAAAAAATAATTCAGGCAGGTCACAGGGCTGTTGAGCAGTTAATAAAGGTTGCTAAAGAAGATATTATAAAGCACGACCCGGAAGATGATCTTGCTGCTGATAAACTAAAGAATGCAGCAGCTACAAAGAAGTTAGCAATATTTGATGCGTTTGAGATATTAAATAGGATAGAACTTGAAAGGGAGGCGTTAGAGTCTGCTGAAAAAGGTAAAAGTAAGATAGATACAAAACAAGGATTTGCAGAACGAAGGTCAAAATAACTTATACGTCACGCTAGAAGATTACGTTCCAAAGAGTGTCTTAAAAAATAAAAACAAGGCAAAGAGTTGGAAGTATGGGTATGATGAGAAATATGATATGGTTATCATATCAAAGACCGGTGAAATAGGTGAAGTAGTGTCTATACAGGGATTGCCTATAGCATTACCACTAGTGCCTAATAAGGTGTACAAAAGAAGTGGTAAGAAAGAGGAGCAGTATTGGCAGAGAGAAGAAATACCAAAAGACTTACAGAAGATTCAATCCATATTCCAATGGAACGATAAGCCATCTGAATTTAAAGATAGATGGGTTGATTATATTGAATCTGAATTTGATTCACGAGAGTATGGGCATTGGTTTATGAACAATGGCGTACCTACATATATGACAGGAGCACATTATATGTACCTGCAATGGACATCTATCGATGTTGGGTATCCTGACTATCGTGAAGCAAATCGTATACTATATATATTTTGGGAGGCTTGTAAGGCTGACAAAAGAAGTTTCGGTATGACATACCTTAAGATAAGACGTTCAGGGTTCTCGTTTATGAGTTCTTCTGAGTGTGTTAATACAGGAACGCTTGCAAAAGATTCAAGGGTTGGTATATTATCAAAGACAGGTTCAGATGCTAAGAAGATGTTTACTGATAAGGTTGTGCCTATAAATAGTAGGCTACCTTTCTTTTTCAAACCGATTATGGATGGTATGGACAAGCCAAAGACAGAGCTTGCATTCCGTATACCGGCAGCAAAGATTACAAAGAAAAATATGTACGACACAAGCGATGATGAGTTGTTTGGGTTGGACACTACAATAGATTGGAAAAACACGGATGATAACAGCTATGATGGTGAGAAGTTATTATTACTAGTACACGATGAAAGTGGTAAGTGGATAAAGCCAAATAATATTTTAAA